AGCCCGCAGTCCTTGAGGGCGGCGGTGAGGCATTGCACGGTTGGACGCGGGACGACTTGCACGAATACTTCCTTGGGGAATGTTTTGGATGGGAAACGATAGAGGGGTTCGGGCGTAAGCGCGTGCGCCCCATTAAGAGATCTAGCAAACTCAACCGGCAAGAATTCAGCGACTACTTGCTGTTCCTAGAAACGCGCTGCGCTGACATGGGCATTGTTATACCGGAGCCATCGTATGAACAGGCATGAGGAAATGCGGCAACAGGTGATGGACTTTCACAAACGGCACCCAGAGGTCTGGGAGATGTTCGTGCAGTTCACCTTCCAGATGATTGACCGCGGGTATAGCAACTACTCGGTCAACGCCATCTTTGAGCGTATCCGCTGGGAGAAGGACAGCGTGGGCGGCGATGGTGTAACGTCGTTCAAACTAAACAACAACTACCGAGCATTTTACTCGCGGCGGTTTATGAAGATGCACCCGCAGCATGAGGGATTCTTTCGCACGCGGCAGCAAACGTCGGAGGATCAGTTTGCAACGCATAAACCAGAACTGACACCGGCTTACTACGCATGAACCTACGCAAGCAAGCCAAGGGCCGAGGCTGCACGGTACGCCTGCCGTCGATCTGCAACCACAACAGCGAAACCGTGGTGCTGGCGCATATACGGATGCCCAGTATCAGCGGTATGGGGCTGAAGGCTGACGATCTACTAGGAGCGTGGGCGTGTAGCGCGTGCCACGACGCAATCGACCGCAGGGCGCATACTGACCTTGACCGCGACTATGTGCGTTTAGCGCACCTTGAGGGAATGGTTAGAACCATCGCACAACTACGAGCGGAGGACATCGTATGATCGATGAGTGGGAACAGGAATGGGATCGTATGACTCACACCTCGACCGAATACAAAACGGAAATTCGAGAAATGCGCGAGCGCATATATCACTACCTCAAGCGCATTGCGGAACTAGAGGCCGAGGTGCATGAGTTGCGTGCTAAAGACAGTCGGTGGGTGCAAGAACCATGAGTTTTTGGGTAGACACGCCGTACACCACGGCTTACGTCCGTAACGAGTTCCTATACGACCAGCAAAGCGGTCACGGCGAGTTTACGGAATGTACCGTGTTTGGCTTTCGCGCAGAGCCGATGCGGGTGCCGATGTTTCAGATTATGACGGCACAGGGGGCGCAGTGGGCGCGTATCCCTATCCATGCCCTATGCTCTAAACCATGTCCCGCCATGAGCCTTCAGATTGCGTGCTGGTGGGACTCATTCAGTCGGTTCTGTGAGGTGCGCGAGGTGCAGTTCCTGCGTAACCACCGGGTACAGGCTATTGGACGCGATGGCGTCAAGCGCCCGGGCGTGTACCTGTTCACCGTGTTCTGGGCCAACGGCGGTTGGTCAGAAATCAGCGACCAAAGCAAGGATCATCACATTATCGCCTTAGACTGCGGGCAATGGATTGCGTACCCCAACAACAGACTGTTGTGGGTAGACCCGTCGTGGATCACTGGGGAGGTGCCAAAGGATTGGAAGTCACCGTCAACGTCCTACAGCGTGGAGGCCATGCCGTGAAACGACTTATAAACGCATTAGAACGGTTTTTAACCCGTTACAGTACGTATGACTGGAGGCACGTACCGCCGCCCGAATGGGCTGCCAAGCGTTCTGGCGTAGAAATTTGGTGAGGGGTCGTCTAAAGGCAGGACTTTTAGTATACTCACCTATAGTTTAACCGGCAGAACCCCGGGTTTTGGCCCCGGTAGTCCTCGTTCGAACCGAGGTAGGTGATCTAAATGCACAACAGCATTGGCGAGCAAATCCGCGCTTTATTATTGCAAAGCATCCCGCATCGCGTTATTCGCGGCAAAATTAAGTGTTCTAGCGCAACTATTAGTTACCACGCTAGAAAATTAGGATTAGAAAAACAAAAACGGCCTGCATACGATTGGTTGGCAATTCAAAAAGACATTGCCGCTGGGATGTCTATGTATGGCGCCATTGCAAAATATGGGTTTAGCAAAGCAACGTGGCATACCGCCGTAAAAACAGGAAAAATAACAAAACAGAAGCGTTTTGCGGGTTATTCGTTAGACGAATTGATAACGGCTTTCCACGGCAAAAGGCTATCGCCATATCAAAAACGATTGTTTCGGCGACACATTGCAAAAGAACAAAATGGATTTGCTTGCAGCGAGTGTGGGCTTGGCGAATGGCGCGGCAAAAAATTGTCGTTAGAGTTGGATCACATTAGCGGGAATCCAAAAGACAACCGACGCGAGAATTTGCGCTTGTTATGCCCTAATTGTCATTGCACAACGCCAACGTGGCGCGGGCGTAACGTCAAACACCCGTTATCTAGGTTCGAGTCCTAGCCCCTCAGCCATATACAGCGCACGTTCGTCTCGACGTCGCTTGACAAGGCCGGGAAGCACGCGCCCACCGGCCTTTGTCCATTTTAGGAATTCGTCAGCCGCTTCCTCAAACTCGCCACGGTTGGTTTTCATGCGTAGGCTAGAGCGTTGCAGGCTGCCCAGCCCGACGTTAAAGGCAAAACTTACCAGTGCGTCAAACCGGCCTTGATGACCAAGAGCAGCAGGGCAAAGTCGGGCCACGCCGCGCTCAAACCGGCCAAGGTCTTGAGCAAGGATAGCGTCCACCTCTCCCATCGTGAGGGTGCGATCCCAGCCTGCGGGTATCTGTAAATTTCGTCGCTCCTCAAACGGCACCTTGGCGTGGTTAGGGTCTATGACATGACCTACCGCAATCGTCCACAATAAAGCAGGACACCTGTAAGGGCGTGTTCTGACGCCCTCATGGTGTTTAATCATGCGAATCGCGGCAGGGCTAACCTTCACTTCTTGCCAAAAGCCTGCGTACCAAACCAAAACGCAATGATGCTGCTAAGGATCAACATCTCGTCATCCGAAAACACTTCGGCCATCGCAGCCGCAAACGGCACCCCTTGATGCCATGCGTACCACACCCCGGCAATGTTCAGCGCGACCAACTCCAGCACGAAAATGTAGGTCACGACAGGGCGGACGCTGGCACGCAGGTTGATCATCCACTGACTCGCGCCCTTGCCAATCTCAATGTCGTGGTTGTACAAGGCTTGGCGTTCCTCAGCAGCCGTCTGCGTCTGGATTTGCTCCAGTTTGATTTCCTCAACCCGTGCCTGCGCGATAAACCCACGCTCTGCAAGGGCCAACTCACGCTCTTTCTGGGCTGCGACAAGAGCCAGTTCGTGCTTCTTGTCCTGCCGGTCTTGAAAAATGGACAGAATCTTGGGTAGTCCACCCGCAAGGAACGACAGGAAAGTGCTAACCATGGTCATCATTTTTGTCGCTCCTCCATCAGTTTGACGCGCACCTGCAAGTCATGGATGTCCTCCATGATGTCGTCTTTGAGTTCCTGACGACGGGACGCGCTTAATGGGCTGTCGGTAGGTACACCTTCAGCCGTAATCAACGCGGGCATCTTGCTCTCAACCGACATCAGACGATTGTTGAACGATGCGATCTCTGCCAGCAGCCAGCCGACAGCGGCCAGTAGCACTGGGAACAACATATCCACAATCTTCTGCATATTCACCTTTGCAACGCCTCCAGCAACAGCATACCCATGCTGCCCAACGCGCCTAACAAGATGACGATGATGACACCGCCAACCTTCAGTACCAGTTGCTCTAGACGCTTCAGCCGAGCGTGGATGGCCTCGTAGCGCACCGTGCAAACATCAATGTGGCTTGTCACGGTGACTTCCAGTTCTTGTACCGATGTCATTGCTTTACTTCATCCGGCACAGGCACCTGCGGGTCAGCCTGTTCCTTGATCTTGACGATGAGCGGCCACGCCCCCGTCTTGCTCGGCAAGTCGCCTAGCACTTGCAGGATTGCGTTCACTTCTTCAATGGACAGTTCTAGTTTAATCATGGCGTCACCCACGGCAGCGGCGGCGACACGATAGGCGGGTTAATTTGGTTTTGAATCTGCTGCTCAACCGCAGCCTCGGTCGCGTCCTTATCCACGCCGTTGGCCCAAATCCAGCCCAGCACTTGATCTTGCGTGAGTTGGTTGTACGGGGTGAAGTTCTCACCCTGCACGACGGGAAACGAACAGGTCGAGTAGACGCTGCCGTTGTATTGACCGTCTACGCCGTTGCACTGCCAGTGCGCCGTGACGACGTAATCCGCGCCCTCTGCGGTTTGCGGGATGCAGTTAAGAACCGAGATGTTCCATGTGATTACAGTAGACATTTATTTGCTCTCCAATGCGGCGACTTTCGCCTCAAGTTGTTCGATGCGGGCCATGGCTTCTTGCAGGGCTTTGACTGCCTTCATGTACAGGACGGAATACTGCACGCCGAACTGCGTATCTTCTGACCCCGTGACAAGGCCGGGCGATACATCAAGGACTTCCTGCGCGATCAATCCGATCTGCTGATGTTCCTTACCTTCCTCGACGTCAGACTTGAAGCGGTACTTGCGAACGCGCAGGCTCTTGATGTCATCCCACTGCGAGTTAGCGTCAACGATGTCCTGCTTCAGCCTTTCGTCAGAGATGCCGCCCCACGAGTTGTCGTGGTTCTGCCCGTCACCGTCGGAGTACAGGATCACTCTTGCGGTGGTTGAGTCTTCACAGTAGAGGAAATACTGCGTGTTGTTGTCGGGCGATGTGGCGGAGAAATCTACATACAACCCATTCGGCGTTGATGCGTTTCTGTTTTCAAATAGAACAAGTGCGGCAGCGGGGTCTGCGCGGAACTCGTATTGAGTGCTGGTTGCGTTTGCATATGCCCCGTTATTACTGAACTTCGCATAACCCCCGCTCGTGATGCGGGCGCGTTCGGTGGCGTTAGTGCTGAAGAGCAGCGGGAAGGCTCCGCGAACATTGACGATGCCGTTGCTAGCCGTATCGACGCCAAACCAAGTCCCATCAAGACCAGTGGCGCTGTTGCCAGCAGACATGATGGCGTTGGTCGAGCCAGAACGGTAGATGCTTAGGACTTGGGTCGGGGCATTGCCTTCCGCGAGACTAAGGTTGCCGGAGGAGTTTATAAAAAGGTTATTTACGGCGCTGCCGCTAACTTGTACCCCAAAAGATGACCCACCAAACAGCGTGGCAAGCGTCGTGGTGGCACTTGTCGTGTTAAGGGTAAAACCAAAAGAATTACTAGAATCGTTCTGGCGGTATTGACTGCCGACAACATGGAGTTTTGCGCTAGGCGAACTCGTCCCGATGCCGACGTTGCCGGAAGACCCGCCACCGACATACATATTGTCGTTGAGTACCAGATTGACATAAGCAGCGCCAGTTCGGTTGTATCCGCGCAGCCCCGCGTTGGTCGCGTCGTAATATAGTTCTGCTCCTGTCCCAGATGATGGAACAGTCTGCGTCGTACTCCTTACAGTTCCAGCAGTGTCTAATTTAGTCGCAGGCGAACTCGTCCCGATGCCGACGTTAGAGGACGAGTCAATGATAAATGCTGGCGTGGTGAATGTTTCTCCGCCAGCAGCAGTTGATGGCGTAATTGTAAACGCGCCGGAAGTGACTCGGTTAGATGCAAGTCGCCAGTTTATTTGTGTGTTTGATGTTGCAAATCGAATATCACCTTCCCAGTTTGCAGAGGGAGACCCGCCAAGAGTCAATACACTTGTGTTCGTGCTGCGATTGATTGTTGCGTTACCGCCAACAACAGAAAAACTCGTCCCATCAAAAACCAACCCCGTCCCACTCGTCGCCACCTTGCTGCCGTTCAGATACAGCACGCCGTTGGCGGTGCCGCTGGAGAGGGTCAGGTTACCCGACAGCGTGGCCGTTCCTGCGTTGACCGAGGCGATGGACGCGCCCGTAACCGTCAGTCCTGTGATAACCGCCGTGCCGACGTTAGCCGACGCTACGCTGGCACCCGTTGCGGTCAAACTTGTCACCGTGCCTGTGGTGATCAGCGCCACACCGACGTTGGCAGAGGCAACCGAGGCAGCGGTGCTGGTCAGGTTTGTAACCGTGCCGGTCGTAATTAACGCCACACCGGCGTTTACGGAGGCCGCAGAAACGGTTGTGGCATTGACCTTGCCAGTTAAGTCGTCAATAACAATGGCGGCTGTGCCATCTTTTGCCTTAACGTTTGTGACTTCTACGTTGGTTGCGTCTACGGTT